GCAGGATGTGAACAGGTTTGGCGAAGTCGATAACTTTGGCTTGTTTAACTGGAACAACATGCCTTACGAGACTGGCGAGCTAATGGGCGCGTATTTTCACCGCACGCTCGATCATTCAGTGCTACGCCCTGACAGCCGCACCCGTGCACTTTTATTTGCTGGTGGCCGTCGTGGCTCGCTGCCTGGTGAGCTGGCTGCTGGTATTACGCAGTTCCTTAACTGGCCAATTCAGTTTGCCCGCATCGCAATGTTCCAGCAGTTAAAAAAAGGGCTGCCCGGGTTCGCTGTATTTAGTGGCTCACTGTTTGCTGGCGGCATGGTGACTGAGCAGTTGTACGCTTTATCGTCTGGCGATCCTGCATACGAGTGGGACAGCCCGACTTTGTTTGAACGCGCAGCTAGACGCTCGGGTTTGGTCACGCCGATTGGCGAGTGGGTTTGGGGCGGCCTTAGTGGTGATCAGTTCATGCGTCCGGGTCTTGGCCCTGTGTTTGACACCGTAATGGGTACGCTTGGAAGCGCTGGCACCATTGCACAGCGGTCATGGGAAGGCGAGACAGACAAAGCGGCAGCTGAAGCGGTACAATTAGCTCAACAGTTCACTCCCAATGTGTCGTTTTTTGATGCTACAATCGTGCAGCCAACTGTAAAAAGTTTTATGCAAGCGTTAGATCCAGATAGTGTGCGCCGGCAGGAGCAGCGCTTTAGGGAAGAAAACCGAGTGGGGTATTAGGAATGGCGACTGAACAGACATACACCCTTGATGGGCCTACAGAGTTTTTCTTTCCGTTTCCTGTAAGGACGGCGGGTGAAGTTGTTGTTGAGCTGGTGCCCGGTGGCGTCCTGCCGTCTTCGGAATACGAAGTCATTGGTGCTAGTGCTACGGCAACCGGTATCACGATCCGCTATCCAAATGCGCCGCGTGACGGAAATACTGATTTAACAATTACTCGAGTTACTAATGTAGATCGGGTGTCAATCTTTCTTGATGACTTGTCGATTACTGCTACAGCGTTAAACGCTGAGTTTGATAACTTCTTGGCTATTATTCAGGATGGCATTGTAAACGAGTACCGTGGCGATTGGGCTACTAATCAGCTTTACTTCGAGCTTGATGTTGTTCTTGGCCCAGACGACAACATTTATGTTGCTACCGAGCAGCATACTTCGGATGTATTTAACACTGACTTCAACACTGAGGGCTACTGGCGGCTAATTGCTGATTTTGCTGCTGGCCAGCAGGCTATTGACACAGCGCTAAATGAAGCCGAAGCGGCAAGGGACAAAGCTGAGGAATGGGCAGAAAATCCTGAAGATGTAGAAGTTGAGACTGGCCAGTTTTCGGCACTGCACTATGCAGCCAAGGCCGATGACAGCGCAGCGGCTGCCCTGCAGTCGGAGCAGAACGCCGCACCGGTTAACGCGATCGTTACTGAGATTCAGACGGTTGCTGGCATCGAAACGCAAGTTGTTACGGTTGCTGGCATCGACACGGATGTCACGACGGTTTCCAGCATTAGCTCGGATGTAACCACGGTTGCCGCTGACGGCACGGACATCGGCACGGTTTCTACTAATATTGCTGATATAAACACAGTGGCTGGTATTAGCACTGATGTTAGTTCGGTGGCAGCCATTGACTCGGATATAACCAGTGTAGCGGCTGATGGCACGGACATTGGTACTGTCGCAACTAACATTTCTGATGTAAATGCAGTTGCAGGTATCAGTACAGATATTACAACCGTTGTTAGTCTTCAATCAGAAATTGTTGATGTGTCCCAATCAACCGATGCTGTTGATATTATTGCATCCGATTTAGCTGGAGCTGGCTTTGATTATGACTTAGGTACTATCACTGCTGTAACAGAAGGTGTGTTAGGTACACCTAATGGCTACATTATTACTTTATTTAACATTAGAGACGACATTATTAGTGTTTCTGACATTAGCTCTAATGTCACAACTGTCGCAAATAACATTGCTGGTGTAAATACAATCGCTGCTGACATTACTGATGTAAACACGGTCGCTGGTATTTCTACTGAAGTCACGGCAGTTTCAACTATTTCAGGTGACATAACCACGGTATCGAATGTATCTACTGACATAACAACTGTGGCTGGTATTACTTCCAATATTACGACTGTTGCAGGTATAAACTCTGATGTAACTTCTGTTGCAGGCATTTCTACGGATATTCCCACAGTAGCAGCAATCGACACTGAAGTAGTAACCGCCGCTAATAACATTATTGCCATCCAAAACGCACCACAAGCAGCGACTGATGCAGCTAACGCTAAAGACAAAGCTGAAAATTGGGCGCAAGAAGCTGAAGACGTTGAGGTTGAGCCCGGACTCTTTTCTGCATTCCACTGGGCCCAGAAGGCGCAAGATTTTGCGGAAGGTGACGCGGCAAACATTGGTTATGACAACATCACGTCTGGATTGAGTGCAACCGACGTCCAAGCCGCTATTGATGAGCTTGAAACGCTAAAAGCAAATCTTGACGGTGGCAATAATTTTACTGGAAACCAAACCGTTACTGGCGACGTAACAATAACCGGAACACTTGACTGTGGGAGCATTGCATAATGGCAACAGAACTTAAACTACGACGTGGCACTACTGCCCAGCACTCTACGTTTGCAGGTGCAAATGCAGAAGTAACAGTGGACACCGATAAGAACACAGTGGTTGTCCATAATGGTTCTACCGCAGGCGGGTTTCCCCTGTCTTTAGAGGCGGCAACAATCGAAGGCAGGAAGCAAGAAATTGCCCAAGGTTTTGTGCAGCGCGAAGGTACACGCGGTGATCTTGATGTAGACCTGGCTGTAGCGATTGAGCTTAATCTGTTAGGTGCTCCTGTTGCGGGCGGATACTATGCAGGCTTAATTGACACCGTTGCTGGAACTATTATCGCTGCTGATGACTACCAGACGGGACTTCGCTATGCGCTGATTGTCGCGCCAAAAGACCTTGAAGGTGGCCGAGGGTCATCGCCTGCATCGGGTCTGCCAACAGGCGATCTGGAGTGGGATACGCAGGATCGTGGTGGCGAGGCCGGGTGTTTTACTCGTTGGAATGGGCTTGAGGCCACCAACGTTATCATCGCTAAGAACGACACCTCCTATGAGGTGCATGACTTCATCGAGGCGGTGCGTTCGCAGTACCCGGCGGTCAGCACCCCGGGCGGAACCGAGTGGTACCTGCCTGCAATGGATGAACTTGAACTGCTGTATCGCAATTTCAAGCCGAATAATGCGGATAACCGTGACGACACCCGGAATCGCAACTTCCCCGGTACGCAGGTGGTGGGAACCAACCCGTCCTCAGCGATTGAGGGTTTTCAGTACGAGAACAGCCCGCGCATCCCTGATGTGACCTATCTTGATCTTTTCAAGGAAGGCAACGCGCAAGCAATCGATCTACAACGCTACTGGTCAACTACGGACGCGGATGAAGGTGGTCGTGCTTGGCGCCAGTACTTCACTACTTCTGGTGTTGAGGGCCGCCAGACTGCCCTTGTTAAGGACCGTTCCGCTACCTCGGTGCGTCCGGTTCGGCGCGTTGTCCTTTAGTCTTTAGACTTTTTTGGGGTTTTGTTTTATGGCTTCTGCCAAGCATCTGCCGGTTTTCAAGGAAGGGAACCGGCTTGTCTTGGATCTATACCAAACAACCAAAAAAGCTCCTCGTGAGCTTAGGTACACGCTGGTGCAGAAGTTATTGTCCGAAGCCATCGAGCTGGTTGTCAGTATTGACTCGGCAAATCGGCAGCAGAAGCCTGGCCCCCGCCTAGCAGAGATTCGAGTCGTGCAGGAACGGCACGTCCGCATCGGTGTGCTACTAACTGCGGCTTACGAGCAACGCTGTTTATCCAAAGGTGCAATGGCCGCGTGCCTTTTGCGCATGGAAGAATTAGAAAAGCAGATTGTAGGTTGGGCTAAGTACACCGAAAACAGTTTAGCGGCATCCAAGCAGTCAGATTCGGCGGTGTCTACGTGACCCCCGAGAGCACTTCTGACAATCGCTCGTCATTCCCGCTACGGCGAGAAGTCCATAGGGACAGCTATCAGGGAGTAACATCCCCTGAATGCGTGCAAAGGAATGATATTGGTCGTGCTTGGAACCAGAACTTCACTAAATCTGGTAATGAGGGCAACCAGAATGCCAATAATAAGGACAATACCAATAACTCGGTGCGTCCGGTTCGGAGATTGTCGCTTGGGTGCCGCTAATTTAACCTTGCCCGAAGTGCTGCAAGCCTACGAGGACTGCCGCAGAAACAAACGCGGGAACGCCACAACGCTAGAGTTTGAACACGACTTTGTGCCAAACCTAATCCGCATCTTTCGCGAAATAGAAGATCACACTTGGAAACCTAGCGGGCACATGTGTTTTGCAGTACGCAGTCCGAAAGTCCGAGAAGTCTGGGCTTCACCGTTTGCCGACCGTATCGTGCACCACATTATCTACAACCGCCTGCGACCTAGGTTCGAGAAGCATTTTATTGGCACAAGTTTTGCATGCATTCCCAATCGTGGCACCGGTGCCGCTGCTGAATGGGCAGAGCGATCTGCACGAAAGATAACCGGCCACTGGGCACGCCCTGCAAGTGTGCTGCAGGTGGACATAAAGAATTTTTTTCCTAGCATCGACTGCTACGCGCTGCGCGACAAGCTAATAACACAAGTGACTGAGCCTTGGCTTGCACATCTGGTCAACGAGATCATTCTGGTCGATGTCAAAGACAACGCCCATTTCCCCGGTGACCCGCAAGAACTTAACTTGGTTCCGAGAGAAAAAAGTTTATGGACTAAGCCTCACGGTGTTGGTTTGCCCATAGGCAATCTGACCAGCCAGTTTGGTGCCAACGTGCTTTTGGATGAGCTTGATCAGCACATGGTACGCGGCGGCTTTGCTCGGCATTACGGGCGCTACGTCGATGACATTGTGCTGCTTGACAGCAGTAAAGAGAAACTCAAACTTGCACTCGTTGAGATTCGCAGCAAGCTATGGCAAATGGGGCATGTGTTAAACGAGGACAAGACATACCTTGGCTCGGTGGATCAGGGCTTCGACTTTTGCGGTCGCTTTGTATTGCCGTACCGTTCCTACATGCGAAAGATTACCCATAAGCGGGGCAACGCTAGTATTGAAAATTTAGCTGCCAGTAAGCATCCAGCCGAAACTGTCACTAGCTATCTTGGATTAGCGCGGCATTGCAATGGCTATAGATTACGAGCAAAATGGGCGCAAAGAGCACACAGGCATGGGTTAATTTGTGATCCTGCCCTTACTAAAGTTAGCAAAAAGGATTTGAACCATGACGCTTGCACTTGTTAAAAACGACGCAGTTCAACAAGTTGGTTTGCCGCAAGAACTTCAAGGCAAACCCCTGAAATCTTTGCACAATGCTGGGTGGTATAAAATTGAAGGCACGCCAAAGCCCGAGCTTAAACCGGCTTCAGGATACATTTGGACTTATGGGGCTACTTGGTCTGTAGAAGACAGAAAAGTATATGGAGAATGGTCGCAAACACAGCGCCCGCAGCCGTATCCTTCTTGGTCATGGGTCGACGGTGAAGGCTGGGTGCCGCCGGTGCCGCAGCCCGATGGCGATTACGTCTGGGACGAGGAAAGCCAGAACTGGGTTGAGGAAGCGGTCGTCTAAAAGGAGTTAGGCCATGACTGACAGTGAGCGCGAGCGCATTGCCGTATTGGAAACACAGCACGAGCAGCTGATGAAAGAGCTGCGGGATATGCGTAAAGATGTGACCGATATTAAACGCCAAGTTACGAGCTGGCGCGGTGTGGTTTTGGGCGTCGTGCTTACTGTCTCTGCTATCTGGGGTACCTTTATTGGTATTTGGAATCTCATCAAACACAAGTTTGCAGGTTAACCATGGAACAGCTGCTGCTCGCTGCAATAATCGCATGCTCGACAGGCCAAGCAACGTGCAGTTCGTTTGAGACTGATACATACACCCATGTGCAGGTTTGCGACGTTACGCCAAACCAATCTGGCAAACGAGAAGTTCTAGTTAATCTTGATGGCAAGCCGCACCTACTTGTTCTAAAAGGACAATGCTCAGATGCGTAAAATTAGCAAGATCGTAGTTCATTGCAGCTATACGCCTGCGTCTATGGACATTGGAGTCGATACGATCATTGATTGGCACGTTTACGAAAACGGGTGGGATGACATCGGGTATCATTACGTTATTACGCGCGACGGCAAGATAGAAACAGGCCGACCAGTCGAGGTGCCCGGTGCCCACGTGCTAGGACACAATGCAGACAGCATCGGGATCTGCTTGATCGGTGGCATGACTGAGGACAAGCAAAGCGCTGACTCAAATTTTAGTCACTGGCAGTGGGACGCGCTAAGCGAGCTGCTTAACAAGCTTGAAGTAAGTTACGGCAAGCTGGATGTGGTCGGGCACCGTGACTTGGACAGCTCCAAGGAGTGCCCTTGTTTTGATGTGCAGGCGTGGGTGGCAGATTTATGATTAAAGAATTACTAGGTGCCGGGCTTGGTACTGCTGTAGATAATGTGCTGGGTCGATTTTTCGAGGACAAAGACAAGGCAGCTAAGGCAGCACAGGAGCTGCGAATCGCCATGCTCGAGCATGAGCAGACAGCCAACCAGCTGGCGCGGGACGTGGTGGTGGCCGAGGCTAAGTCTGACCACTGGGTGACCAGTGCCTGGCGACCGATTGTGATGCTGATGTTTGCAGTGATGATCGGCAACAACTACATTATTGCGCCTTACCTAGACGCGATACTTGGTACTAGTGTAATGTTCGACATGCCCGAGCAGGCGTGGAGCCTGCTTAGCGTGGGCCTCGGCGGCTATGTGTTGGGGCGCTCGGGAGAAAAAATAGCAGGGG